ACAAACCCAATCGACACTTTACCTGGAGCTCAAAACCTATCTGAAATTGCCGATATTGAATACATCCAAAAGAAATTAGTAACAGCACTTAGAATCCCTAAGGCATATCTTGGGTTTGAGGAACCTGTTGGTGATGGTAAAAACTTATCATTACTTGATATTCGTTTTGCAAGAACAATTAATAGAATCCAAAAGTCAGCAATTGCTGAAATGAATAAAATTGCAATCATTCACTTATTCCTATTAGGATTTGAGGATGAATTATCAAACTTTACATTACAACTTACAAACCCGTCAAAACAAGCCGATTTGTTAATGATTGATGTATGGAAAGAAAAGGTAACCCTTTATAAGGATATGGTTACTGAAATACCTAAGTCAATCCAACCGACTTCCGCCACTTGGGCTAAGAAACATATTTTTGGATTCTCTGATGATGAAATTAAAAATGAACTTCTACAAATTAGAATGGAGAGAGCGGTTTCTGCTGAACTTGACAACACTGCTACAATCGTAACCAAAACAGGTGTATTTGATAATGTAGATAAGTTATACAAATCTGTTACAGGTGGTACTGCCACTGCAGGGGCTGAGGGTGCGGCACCTGGAGGTGATATGGGTGCAGGAGCTCCACCTCCACCAGGACCTGAAGCAGGAGGAGAACCACCAATTCCTGAATCTACTAAAAAAGAAAGAAATAGAATGATTTTAGAAACCAAAGATGATGATTTTGACGAAGACGAATTTTTAAGTTTTCAGAGAGGTAATAGTTCTTTAGGTGATGTAGAAAGTGAGTTATCTAAACTTCTTGGTGACTAATATTTATTAACATGAGTAAATTAAAAAAACTACCTGAAAAAAATCTGAAATTTATTCTAAAAAGAATGAAGGATGATATTGATAGATTCGGAAGACCAAACAATTTTATAAGTGGGTCTAACAGATCCATCATTAAGGATATTTTTGATGATATTGGTTTAACTTTAGATACTGACGATTTAAGTTTTATATTCGCACTATATAAACTAAACCCAAATCCTGAGGTTGGTAATTTACAAATACCACAATTACATAGATATGATGTAATCACTAAAAGATATGCAACAATTAGTGTTAGGGAATATTGGAAAAATTCTATTGAAAGTTATTTTGAAGATGAAAACGATGTTCAAGATTTTGATAGTTGGTTTGGTGGTGCTGATTGGTGGGAAGGTGAATTGATTGACCGAGAAGAATATGATGAAGAAACAACAGAAGCTGATTATGACGAAATAAACAAAATAAGTTGATATTTATTAGAAAATTATAAAAATGAAATTTGGTGAATTAAAATCTAAAATTGAAACTTACTTAACTGAGTCTTATAAGAAAGGTACTTTGAAAGATAATGTTTTTGTGTTCGAACAATTAGTGTTAAAGAATAAAAGTATTTCTAAAATTTTCTTTTTGTACGATGAATTATCTGACAAGAAAGGTATGAACGAATCTGTTGCAACAGAGTTTATTCATGAATCAGTTACCGCATACGAAAACTTAGTAAATAAAGTAACCCCAAAACAAGTTAGTGAAATTAAGGCTTGGGTTGGTCATGTTCAGTGTGAAAATAAGTATCAAGATATAGACAATCTTTTTTCTACCAATATTCTAACATTAGAAAACAAAATTAAAAGTAAAAAGATTATTTTAGAAAGTATCAAATCAAAAAAAGAAGATCAAAAAGAAATTATAAATGTACCAATCAATTCTATGGTTAAAGTGGCTAACAAAACTGTAGAAAATTATATATCTTCTTTAAACGAGTCTGAAAGAAAAGAACTTAAAAAAATATTATCCACACCTAAGGAAACTTTAGTTGAGGATTATAACTCACAAAAAGAAAGTGTAATTTCTAAACTTTCTGAACAGAAAGATAATGAAAATGATAAAGAGGTTGTTAATACAATAGAGGAAGTTCTAAATAAATTGCAGACGGAATCATTTTCAGAACTGAATTATTTTAAACTAAAACAACTTAACGAAGGTCTTTAATCGTTGTTACTTTTGAGTTTCTGAATATAAGAGGCCTTTTTAATTTCGGCACGATTCTTAACAGATTTTTTTACAAATTCTTTTCTACCGAATAAAAAAGAATTTTGCTTGGTACGAATGACCTTACCTTTTAAGTCTTTTAGTGCTTTTTCGATGTTACCTTTTTTTACTTCTACAATTAGCATATTTTTTGGGTTGTTGATATAAATATAATATTTGTGTACAATTATACAAAAATAAACAGTTCTGAGATGAAAAAATTATATGAAAAAAGGCAAAACCGTAAAATTATCGGGGTACAGATCATTCAAATCCCACTATGGAACAATTGATTCCACAAATTTAAAATCAATTTTCTTAAACATTCAAACATGGGTAGAACCAAAAGATGAGGTTGAAAATTGGAACCGAGTAGTATTAAATATGACAAGATCGGTTAAACACACAGTATTAGAAAATATAAACAAAGAATATTTCGACACAAAATTTATCGTAGACTTAGATTTAAGAACAAGTGGTCTACAACTAAAAAAGAAGTCATTTTTAAATTTAGAAATAAATTTATTCTTACTACAAGAAGTGGACTTCAAATCCCCCAAATTAAAAAAACTCGTAAAAGATTTAGTTAAATCAGTATATGGTGAAACCATGAGTAAAAACAAATACTTCAAATTTTATTTAACTAAAAACGGAAATCAAAAACCGATAAAGAAAGAAACTGAAACTATTTAGTATTTATAAATAAAAATAGTAGATGAGCGATTTAAAAATATTAGGACCAAGAGATTCAGGTCGTGGGATCCTTGTTGAGTACGATGCGGGTTATATAGATCCAAACGAGAGAAGAAATCTTTCTATGATTAGAGAGAATAAAGATATGTTGGATCACTCAAAACCTTTTGAGTTTTACGCCGTATTACAAAAATATAATACACCAAATAGAAACGGAAGAATCTATCCTGAAAAGATCTTAAAAAGAGAAGCCGAGAATTATAAAAAAATGATTCAAAAAGGAACAGCTCTTTCTGAGTTAAATCACCCTGAGTCTTCATTAATCGACCTTGATCGTGTATCTCACGCAATTACCGATATATGGTGGGAAGGTCCTGTATTGTTGGGTAAATTGAAATTACTTACAAGTCCAGGTTTTCACGAAAGAGGTATTGTATCAACAAAAGGAGATTTAGCGGCCAACTACCTTCGTCAAGGAGTTACATTAGGTATATCTTCTCGTGGGGTTGGGTCACTTAAAAAAGTTGGTGAACAAAATGAAGTACAAGACGATTTTGAATTAATTTGTTTTGACTTAGTATCGTCACCATCTACACCAGGGGCATATCTTTTTAGAGACCCAAGTGAAAGATTAAACTTTGAGGAAAATCTTGATGAAGAGAAAAAAATGAATGCAGAAAGACATATTGGTGAAACTGGTTCTAAATCGCTTGACTTAATGAATAGATTGTCCGATTATTTAAACAAATAATTAATTATGGACGAAAAATATTTTATAGCAAAAATTACAACTGATATGCCTGATGAGAATACGGGTAAGATCAAAAAGATGAGAGAAGAAAAACTCGTTAAAGGTTATTCACCTACCGATGTAGAGGCAAAAGTAACTAAAGTTTACGAAAATTATTCTATGGATTGGAGAATCACCGCAATTGTCGAATCAAAAATTGATGAGGTAATCGAGAGTTAAAAATCAAAAATTTAGTTTAAAAGGGGGAAAAGATATTATGTCTTTTCCCTTTTTTTTTGTCTAAAAGTGTCTCTATACGAAATTTTTTAAAAAAAGTGAATATTTATTAGAAAACTATTTTAAAAAAACCTATGAGTTACAACAAAAATGTAGTAGAAGATGCGTTATTCCAAATCAAGAATTTGGAGGAAACTCTTCAAGAGAATGCAAAAGGAATACTTCAATCAACAATGACTGAAGAAATCAAACAATTGGTAAAAGAATCTCTTAAAGAACAAGATGAGATTGACGAACCCGTTAATGACGAAGACGAAGCAATGGCGGATGATGACATGGCAATGGATGACGACGAAATGGCTATGGACGATGATGAAATGGCTATGGACGATGATGAAATGGCAATGGATGACGACGAAATGGCAATGGACGATGATGAAATGGCAATGGACGACGACGAAATGGCTATGGACGATGATGATGCAATTGACTTAACTGATGCTTCTGATGAAGAAGTTTTAAAAGTCTTTAGAGCAATGGGTGATGATGACGGAATTGTTGTTAAAAAGGAAGGTGATTTTATTCATCTAACTGATGAAGACGACGATTACCTTATTCAACTAGGTGAGTCAGAATTAGGTACAGACAACGAACTTGATGAAGAATGGTCTGAATTTGATGAAGAATTTGGTGGCGATCAGAATAACTTGGGAGAAACCATGTACGAAATCGAATTGGATGAAATGGACCCAATGAATCCTGAAATGGATGAAATGTATAACATGGATCCTGAATTGGATGAAATGGTGGATCCTGAAACAACAGATTCTTTAGAAGAAGAACTTTATGAGTCTATTAAAAAATCAATGAAGGCTAAAGGAGTTGGTATTGGAAAAGGACCAAAATTCAGTTATGACAAAAAACCTAACATGAGCGGAGGTTTTTCTGAAAAGAAAAAAGAGGCTTTTGGTAAAGGTGTTAAAGCAATGGGAACAGGGAAAGCTAAATTTGAGTTCAAAGAAGGTCAAGGATACGATGACAGAGAAGACGAAAGAGAAGGTATGAAGCACGGTAAAATGGCAAAAAAAGACCTTAAGTCTTCTAAATCTCGTAGAGATGATG